TACTTGTTACAACGTAGAATTTCATGAAAGGGGAATCAATCATGAATGACCACAGTAATGTGAGATCGTTACCATTCAGCGTAGCTAACGATCAACCAACTACATCACTCGAATCACGCCGACAAGAATACTTCTCTGATGAATCAGAGTTGTACTTCAAAACATATGAACGTCCTCTATTCTATTCGGGAGGACCAGCATCTGATGGCATCAACCCAAACATGTATCCTGTCCACTCGCACAAGTCTATCGTGCGTATGATAGGTGATCAGCCTACATCGATAGGCATTGTTGGTAAGAAGTATGTGCCATTCGAGATGAAGCCGTTATGTGAAGCGGTTGAAACTACATATGCTGAAGTGTTCGATGACGATATGTTACGTGGTGTGCAGCGTTTTGATCGTACTGCATACGATGGAGCTACATGTGTACGTGAGTATGTATTTCCATCAATCAACAGAGACATCAACTCTAATAGCAAAGTAGCATTCCGAACTGTTATCTCTAATAGCTGCGATGGTAAGGCGAGCTTTCGTATCTATAATGGAGCTATCGATTTCTTTTGTGATAATGGGATGGTGATTGGATCATTTGATATGATGACTAAGCGTCATACATCTGGTCTTATCATACCTGAGATAGCTCAACGAGTACGTGATGCCATTCACTTATTCTATCATCAAGCAGATATATGGCTGCAATGGGCTAACAAACGAATCACAGACGAGTCAGCACGTACATGCTTTGAAGCTATTCCCGGTGTTAGCGAGCGATTGGTTGACAAGTTAATGCGTCAATTCCAAATCGAAGTCCAATCGCATGGCTATACAGTATGGGCTATGTACTCTGCAGCAACGTACTATGCTACACACTCTGAAGGTGAGTTTAAAACACGTAACACTGCTAAAGACCATGAAGCTGTTACACTGTTAAAGCGTGAACGTTCTATCCAGTCTTGGTTAGATACCGAAACATTTGAACAAATCGCTGCGTAGCTAATTAGGGGTCGCTTGGGTAAGTGGCCCCTAATCTATCGGAGGTATATGTAATGCGTGATCATACAATCTCAGTTGAAATGGGCTTACTTAGTAATCAAATCAACAACTTATGCTTAGACACATTCAACACCTTAACAAGTGACTTTAAACCTACAACTACTAACAACGAACAAGCAGTCCTAGAATCTAACATGCAAATGGCAATGGTAGATTATGTCATTTATTCGCAGCTAAACTCTGAGTACAAAAAGAGAGTTGATGAAAGCAAGAAGACCTTAGACAAAACACTCAAAGATATGGGGATGGAGTCAGACGTAGAAGCAGGAACGTCTAAAGTGATGTACTCGGATACGTTGTATACGTTTACGAAGAAGCGTAATGCTGACAGCGTACAAGTGTCGGCCAAAGACCTTGCCACACAGCTTGCTGCCTTGGGTGTCGAGAAGGACATCATTGATAAGGCTATGGAAAAAGCGAACAAAGTGCGGCGTGGCAATACATACTACAATGTTAGTGAGACCTGATATGAGTGACAGTCCCATAGACATCAAATCGATTGCATCTATGACCAACGATGACATAGAAGCCCTTGTCCACAACATCCGTGAACGACGGATGAAGCCGATAAGAGACTATGAAGAAATGACAGAGATGCGTCGACTTGCATTGAAAGAGGGATTGGAAAAGCAATTCGACAAGCAGATCGAAATGTTCGCCAAGGAACTAGAGCGTGCAAATCGGGCCGTAGACAAATTGGAAGAACGATCAATCAAACTTAGAGCATTACGTATGCAAATAGCAGACGTTTAATTATGGAGAATTAGGATGAAAGCTAGAGAGGTAGAAGGTTATCTCAACTCAATGGGTTTAGAGAAGGGATCGGTTTATTGTCTTAAAGCTCTTGCTGAACACTCAGTAGTACAACAACAGCAATTGATGGATATGGCTGCTCAGTTAGATGAGATGGTTAATATTCTATCCAACTTCATGGTGATTGGTGAGAACCTGAAACACAACATGGACAGGCTGAAGTCCAAGTTACCGGAGGACGATTTGCCTCATGTCACAGAGTAACTTTGAACTAGTCAATATGAGTATGGAGATTGGGCATGGCAGAACAGACTTGGAACCCTACGATCACACGCGACTTAGTGCAGTCAACACTTGTCCAACGTGGGGGATACTTCGATACGTCCTGCATAAACGAATGCCGGGGAGTAATAGAGCGATGGCTCTCGAAGCGGGTGCAGCGACACACGAATGCTTTGCTGCAATTAGATGGCACCAGTTTATTACTAAACAAGCAACTACTCCAACTCTCAAGACTATTGCGGAAAATCACGCCCACCGACTTTTCGGAGAAGACAGACACCGAAAAATGGTCGATGCAATGTCGTCAACAGCGACTGATAGGACAAACTGTATTAACGTGGCGCTTGAAGCTCTCTATACATCAGGATTTTACGATGACATTGGGGATAGCCGCCGAACCATTAGCAACATCTCGGAATCCGTCATTGCCTACATTGACCGATACGATCCCGACAGGTATCCCATATGGATACGAGATGAAACCGATCCTGACTCTGATATCGGAATAGAAGTACCGTTTGATATCCTAGTTAAACTTGAGTGGGGAGAGGGCAGCGGCGAGAAGCAATACTTTAATAAAGAATATAGATTCAGCGGCAAGCTGGATGGCTTACATTACTATAACGGCGATAAGTTAATCATCATCGAAGAGAAGACAGGTGCACGGCTTGATGATAGCTGGCTGTCTCAATGGATACTTAGCCACCAGATAACCGGATATTGCCTAGCTGCTACAACATTCACTGACATGCCATGTAATCATGCACTCGTGTCAGGAACTAGAATACCAATAGGAAAAATACCTCACGAGGGTATACGTAAAGAACGAGTACCTAGATCACCTGAGATGTACGAAAAGTGGGCTGAATGGCTAATTCATACTGAAGGAATCATATCAAAGTATGAAGATCACGTACTATCAGCACCTATGTATACACACTCATGCAATAGGTACTTTAGGCCATGCTCATTCACTGCATTCTGTGCAGCGGATAAAGAGGAAAAGCTAACAATCATTGAGGAGATGGAAGATGACAGATGGGATGTCCTCGCGGAATAGAAGTTTCTACTATGAGAACGTAGAAATAAACGAGCATATGTTCTTGGGCATATACGATTCTGCTGACTCAAGTGCGCCAATTGCTTTGGTTTATGAAGCTGGCTTCGCTGACAAGATTACAGATGTGCTTAATGCGTACTATGCGAACAAAGTCTTTCCGGGTGAAGCTGAGATGATAGTTGAAAAGTGTTTGAAATCGTTGTTTACGAGAGGAACGTTAGATGTCATCCCCTAAAATGTCTTTAGGTAATGTTGAGATTACCACGCCTAAAACTCAACCACGTAGGATGTCTACGATCATTTGGGGTCCATCTGGTTCAGGTAAAACTACCCTTGCCGCTACGGCTCCACGTCCGATCTTGTGGGTCAATCTTGATCCCGATGGCACATCCTCACTAATGGATCAGGAGGGTATATACATTGCAGATATGTCGACCGAAAACCCGAACATTGTCATGCGTTTCAAACGTGATGACTGCGCGGGTATTGCATCGTTCATTAAGGAGAATCCTGATATCAAGACTGTTGTTCTCGATAGCATTACTTCGCTTAATGAGATGGCTCTTAGACATGGTATATCTGAGGTTCGAGGAGCTACTATGGAAATGCCGACTCTACAAGGATATGGAAGGCGAAATAGTTATACTCTTCAGGCAATCACTCAGTTTATTAAGGTCACTGGACAGTTCGATAAACACTGCGTCCTCATTGCTCACGAAGACGCGCCTCAAAAAGACGAATTGACAGGTCAAGTTCTCGTATCAATCCTCGTAGGTGGTAAGATGCAATCAGAGATACCGATCAAGTTATCGGAAGTCTGGCACTTACAAGACACCGGGAAGGAGCGAAAAATCACTATCCGTTCTTCCCGCCTTCGCAAGCCTATGAAAAGTCGGATGTTTATTCAGAGTGATAAGAGTGATTTCACTTGGAATTTCGATCCTGAGTCATGGAAAGGCGATGGTATCGAGGAATGGTACGAGAAATGGGTAGATAACGACGGCAGAAAGATCGAATTGCCGTAGAGCTAATCTCCAACAACATATAGTGGTTGGGGATCGGATTCTCCACCAAGTTTAGGGGCTGTACTTGGGGGCGAATATTAGTAAGATGATCAGTTCCACTACAATCCAACTAGTTAGGAGAATAGAATGTCAGAAGAATTAGACAGCATCGTTGAGTTTTCGGTTGACCTTAATAAGCAGGATCAGCCAGAGCCTCTTCCGTCCGGTGAATATCGCGGAGTTATTCGTGGTGCACGGGTACGAGAGAGTCAGCGCGGTACACGGTATGCAGAGGTCGCGTTTTACATCGATCCTGAGCAGTATCCGGCTGATTACGATGACGGTAATCCTGATGGTATGACTTTGATGTATCGTCGGGCGAGTATGGAAGATAACCCGAACTCCCGCTTCGGTCTAAAGCGTTTTATCGAAGCTATCGGTGCACCTCTCTCTAAGAAGATTGATGTATCTGAATGGATCGGCCAAGAGGCTGCTCTTGAAGTAGGTCATGAGCCTTGGGAGGGTGTAAATCGGGCAGTCATCCAACGAGTTCGTGCTGACTAATATTGAGCCTTCACTTTAGTTAGCACGCGATGCCAGTGGCTTGTTATACTTCATCAGTTTCCGGATCTAACCTCAGTCAGGTTACAGGTGTTGAAGCCACTGGCATCATTTAGATAAAGGGGATTAAATATGTCAGACGACAAACCAAAACAGAAACGTGAACGTCCTGTGATGTTCATCTTTCAATACCTAGACGCAGACGGCGTTCCTGCCGAGATTAACAAAGAACAGATCAACGTTCTTGCTGTGACTAGGGATGCAGGAAAGGCACTCGAAGTTATGGAGAGTGCTGATCTTGCAACTTATAAACGAGTTACTGTTGCTTAGTTCTCCATGCTAAGTAACAGTCGGCGGCTACTTGGGTTTTTATCCTTCATTTCCCCCAAGTAGCCGCCACTTTTTAAGGAGAATGTCATGACTAAATCTATCTCTTCTTTATACTCAGACGAAGAGTTTGCACTAATACAACAATATGCTGATAAAACAGAAGACACAGCGAATGTGGAAGAGTTCCAAAGAAAGGCAACACTATTTGTGAGTGTTATGTTAGATGAAAACTCTTTGGAAGGAGATGAAATTGTAGACAAAGCTAAGTCTAAACTATCTTCGGAAAGGGACCTGAAGGTATGAATGATGCAATTGAGTATGACCAAACCCAAAAGAATGCTATTCGGCAATGCTGTGATACCAATAAGCGAGTCGTTGCCATCACAGGCCAAGCTGGCACAGGCAAAACAACTATCATGGAGAGCGTATATAGGACTTTAAACGCCCGTGGTAAACGTGTTGTCTTATGTGCACCAACTGGTAAAGCTGCCAAACGCATCACTGAAGCAACAGCTATCAATGCCAGGACTATTCATCGTCTATTAGAGTATCCATTTCCCGGTGAGATAGATGAAGAGACTGGTAAGCCATTGGTATCCACTGATCCAAAGAGATGCAGAAGGAATCCAATAGACTTTGATGTTGTCTTAGTCGATGAATATGCAATGGTTAATGTAGAGGTACATCGTAACCTATTAGATGCACTACCTCCCGGCGGTGTAATACGTATGTTCGGTGATGCCAATCAGTTGCAGCCTATCGAAACTAACAAGCGACTAGCTAAAGAACCTTCATCATTCATTAAGATGCTTAAAAAGTTTGATGGCATCTGGCTGGAGCAGATACATCGACAGCATGAAGGTAGTTCGATTATAGAGAATGGCAACCGTATCCTCAAAGGTGCAATGCTTAAACGGTTCGATGACTTCGAGCTTAAGGTGACTGATGAACCTGTTGATACTATCCAAGAGTATATTGTTGAGAGTCTGGCAGATGAGATTGATTTCGGTCAGCTATCTAATCAGATCATTACGCCTACCAAAATTGGATGGGTCGGGACAGAGGCATTGAACACATCTATCCAGTTGTTGATGCATCCCGGTAAGAAAGAATACATAGAACTAGAGCGTCACAAATGGTCTAAGATGCCAGAGCTTCGACTGTATAAAGATGATAAGGTCATCTTCACAGTCAATAACTATCCATTAGAAATCTTTAATGGAGAAACTGGTATTGTCGAAAAGATCAATGAGAATACTGGTGATGTCGTTGTTGATTTCGGTGACAAGTCTGTAAAGATTCCTACCACACTAGAAATGAATGGTAGATTTGGTGTATACCATATCAACCCACAAAAAGATTTAGACTTGGCATACGTAATCACCACGCACAAAGCGCAGGGTAGTGAGTATGACAGAGTAATGTATGTTATGAATAGCTCTCGTTCATGGCTGTTAAACAGGAAGAATTTCTATACTGCCATATCACGAGCCAAGTTACACGTAGCAGTTGTCACTGATCAAAAAGCTCTGTCAACTTCTCTATACAAGAAAGGTGATAAGTAATGGAGATGAGCGCACCACATAATTGTCCTTGGTGTGGTCAATCAACACGATACGAATTTATCCGAGGACATTACGAATGTATATCATGTCATCGTCCCGTCACAGATTGCTGTGATGGAGAAAGGGAAGAATGCTATGAACGAAAAGGAAATGATGACGGAGTTCACAAAGAGAGCGAGACAAGCGGGACTGGATGTTGCATGTCTGGGAGCGGGTAACTTAGATAGTGAATTAGTCATCATTGGTGAAGCACCGGGTGAACGTGAAGCCTTAATGAAAATGCCGTTAGTCGGTGGAAGTGGCAAACTTCTATGGGATATATTAAGAACATACAACATACAAAGAACCGACGCATATGTAACTAATGTAGTTAAGCGTCAAGTGTCTCTGTCTACCAATACAGATGCACGTAATCCAGTTAAGCGACAAGAGATTGAGCATTGGGAAGGGCTACTTGATTGGGAGTTAGATCATCTGCCCAACGTTAAGTATGTACTGTGCTTAGGTAACATGGCATTACATGCTTTGACTGGTGACAGTGGTATCACTAACTGGCGTGGCAGTGTATTCGATTGCAAGATCGGCTATCAAAACAAACGAACTGTCAAGGTATTATCTACTAACAATCCTGCAATGATCATGCGCGACTGGTCTATGGAACCGATCTATAGATTCGATCTCAAAAAGTTACGCAAGATTATGGATGGAACCTATGAGCCTCACATCATCAAGCCCATCATCAATCCATCATGTGAACAGGCATTAGATTATATTGTCAAGCTAAACAATGAAGACAAACCAATATCATTTGACATCGAAGTTATTGGTAATGAGACAGCTTGCATTGGTCTAGCTAACAATGCTCACGAAGGTATCTGTATTAACTTCCGTAACAACAATACTAATGTGTTCAGCCTGAAAGAAGAGTTAGAGATACGTAAGGCATGTCAACTGTTATTCCAAGTTAATGACAAGTTGGTTGCTCAGAATGGTAACTTTGATTCTTACTGGCTATGGTACAAAGATCGTATACGTGTGCAATCTATATGGTTCGATACCCTATTAGCTCATCACACATTGTATCCACGTATGCCCCACAACCTTGGGTTCCTTACGTCTCAGTATACTAACCATCCATACTATAAAGACGAAGGCAAAACATGGCGAGAAGGTGGCGGCATCGATCAATTCTGGGAATACAACGTTAAGGATGTGTGCATTACATGGGCAGCACATGACAAGATGATAAAAGAACTAGCTAACCAAAATCTAGACAAGTTCTTCTTCGATCATGTCATGCGATTGCAGTCTCACCTAGTTCGCATGACTGTCGGTGGTGTCAAAGCTGATGTAGCTATGAAGGAACGTATCAGTGACGAGCTAAAGGTAGACCTTGAGCGTAAGTTGCAAGAGTTCCATGAGAACTGTCGAGAAGCTACAGGCAATCCCAGTATGGCTGTCAATCCAAAGTCTCCCAAGCAACTAAGCAGATTATTCTTTGACGATCTTAAACTTGTCGGTCGTGGTATGAGTACCAACAAACTAAATCGTCAACGCATGAAGAGTCATCCTCGTACAACTCCTGAAGCTATAAAGATTATCAATACATTGGATGATTACTTAACCGACCACAAGTTCTACTCCACGTATGCACTCATGAAGGTAGACATTGATGGTCGTATACGATGTGAATACAAACAGTTCGGAGTACAGTCAGCACCGGGAAGATTGTCATCGTCTCAGACTATGTGGGGGTCAGGCATGAACTTGCAGAACCAACCACAACGAGCTTATCCAATGTTCATTGCTGACAAGGACTACATGTTCAGCTACTTTGATCTGTCACAGGCTGAAGC